CCAACCAGCAAGCACCATACCAAGCACCGTGTACGTGCCCTATTCCGTGCCGGCACCAACCACTACGGTAAACGTGGACAGCTGCACAATTGTTGGCACTTTGCTAGCGCTTGAGGGCCTGCCAGTAGCCGAAATGGAAACAGCACTAAAGGTTGCTTACCGTGAGAGCCGCTGCACCCATGACGCTTTCAACCCAACAGACACAATGGGCGGCAGCGCTGGCTATTTTCAAGTTAATTACTTTTGGTGCAAACCCTCAACGTATTGGCCTACTGGCTGGCTACAAGCCCAAGGCATTTTGGACGATTGCGCTCAACTTTTTGACCCGCAAATTAACGTGCGAGCCGCGGTTGCCATTTGGCGTAACAGCGGTTGGCTACCATGGAAAACAGCAAACTAACCCGACACGAAAGATAACCCGACATGAGCGAGCAATACCCTGAAATTGGCATTAGCGAAGCAACGCGCAAAATGTTTACCATTTTGGACGAGCTAGTAAAACCCGCGCATGTGGAAAGCAAACAGGCTCGACACTTGTACCACTTAAAAGGCGAATTGCGGGCCTTACATAGCGATATGGTGCGTATTGAAGACCCGCGTGCGTTTGTTATTGAGTTAGCAATAGAGGCGTTAGGCGGCGACGCGTGACCGACACGGGCACAATAAGCCAAGCGCAAAAGGATTACGCCAAATTTATTGCAGCTCAACGCAAAGAGTGTGCTAACACGTTTAACAGCGAGCGCAAACAATTTAGAGTGGGCCGCGAAGCAATAGGCGCGTTAGGCGAAATAGTATTTGCCGACCATTACCTATTGGAGCACCCGGGCGTAACACTTTTGGGCAGCGCCGAACACAACGCACTACTTGGCGACGTAGACATTTACCAAGTTAAAACCACGGATTGCACTAACGATGTCGTAAGCCTCATTGTGCCGGGCGTAGAAATAGACCGCTACCCCAACAGCCCTTTTGTGCTTGTGCAGCTGTTACTGCCCAATACCTACAATTTGGTTGGTTGGCTGTACGGCTGGCAAATAGCCGAGCTGGCTTGGCAACACGTCGAGCACGACGACAACAGCGGCGGTAGTTATTGGGTTAAAAGCTACAAACTATGGACTATGGCAGACTTACCAACCGCGTAATACCCGTGTGCTATAAATAAAGACCCGATAAGAAAAGGAAAACCCGACATGAAAAAAACAGTACAAATACCCGACACACAATTCCAAAAAGTTACTTTGTTAGTAACAATGGACGATTACAGCGAAAACGATTTAGACGCTGGCCATTGGTTGCTAGAAATTCTTTCCATGTGTGCAGATAAAAACGAATTTAGCGCGGTTGCTGCCAAAACATACAAACAGGCTATGCGAATTGTAAGCGTTGAGGATTGCGAAATTGTGGTGTGTGATGGCGTTTAACATTGACAACTACGTAGACGTGCCAACCCGTTTAACGGAAGCACTAAAAAAATACCCGAACCTACGCATACAAGAAACCGACGCGCAAGTAGTCACAATGCCCGACGGCTCATGTTTTTACCGCTGCACCGTCGCCGTGTACCGGGACGTTGACGACTCGCTACCAGCGATTGCTACAGCTGCCGAGCCATACCCGGGCAAAACGCCATACACAAAAAACTCGGAGTTTATGGTGGGCATGACCAGCGCCCTAGGCCGTGCACTCGGCTATATGGGTTTTGGCGTTAACAAAAGCATTGCCAGCAAAAACGAGGTGCTAGCCCGCCAAAACGACGACAGCCAACCAATGACAAGGCCCGAGCACACTCGAGCGGTAGCAGGCTCTAAAGCCGTATTGAACGACGCGGCACCAAGCGGCAATTTTGCCAGCGCTAAACAAATTAACTTTATTAAAGCGTTAGCCAAGGGTCGCGAATACGACGAGGGTGAGTTACTAGAAAAGTTGCACGAAATACTTGGCCGCAATGACGTGATACTAGAAACGCTTACGGCAAGCGACGCCACCAAGGTTATTGGAATAATGAAATGACCCGGTACAAGTCCAACTACAGCTATGCACAAGACTTGCGCGACGTGCGCCAGCACAGCATGGAAATAGCCCGCAAGTTGGCTGCCGAGCAAGCGTTAGTTATGGAATTAAACAACCGCATTGTTGAGCTGCAAGCCGAGGCAGACCGCCTACAAGACGAATTAAATTTGGCGCACGAAGCATTACGCCGAGCATTTAAGCCGCAATGAAACTAACGCCTAACCTATTGAGCGAGCGCGAGTTTAAAAACAGCATTGTTACGCTTGCTCGAGACTTAGGTTGGCTTGTGCACCATGACCTACCAAGCCAACGCGCTAACGGCAGTTGGGCTACAGCAACACAAGGGGACAGCGGGTTTCCAGACTTGGTGCTAGTGCACCCGGGCAACATGGTTACAGGGCTAAAGCCAATGGTTGTGTTTGCAGAGCTTAAAACGCAACGCGGCAAGACAACAGCAAGCCAAGAGCAATGGTTAACAGCGTTACGGGCTTGTGGGCAAATGGCGTTTGTATGGCGTCCTGCACAAATGCAAGAGATACAACAGCTACTATTCGGAACCTTTACCCACCCATCTAGTTAGACAATCGGCAAGCATCACGGCCTAAGCCCGTCGCACGGCAGTTGGTAACACACGGCAACGTGGGTAGAGCGCCATGCCCCTGATTGGGTGACGTGGTGCGGCGAGCCATAAACATAATTGGCTAAGTAATGCAAGGGTACGGGTTGAGGCAACCCCGTGGGTGAGCATTACCGCATTAGGCTTTAGTAGCTCGAGCATTGACATACCGATAACAAACCAACACAACCGAGGTAAACCCGACATGAGCAGCTACCAGCATGACCGACAGCAAGGCGCTTGCGCCGCGCTAGCACAAGCCGTAGGCGCGTGAGCAATGGCCACAACAAACAACAGCAAGCAACGCAACCAAAAAGAATTCAAACACAATCGCTTAAAGGTGCTCGACAACGGCAACGCCGTGTGCCATTGGTGCGGAGTAAACCAAGCAACCGAGGCCGACCACCTCGAGCCCACCGACGCCGGTGGTACAAATGAAATAAGCAATCTCGTGCCGGCTTGCAAACCGTGTAACGCTCGACGAGGCCAACAATACGCACAACAAAAACAACGCGCTAAAACCCTTACACCACAAGGATTTGCCGAACCCGTTTTTTTACAAACACAAGCGAAGCCCCCGCAAGCTCTAATTCCTATATTTTTTGGAAACCAGCCGGAACCAGCTCTAACCGGCCGATACCAGCCGAGACTAGAAACAACGACGCACGTTGGCAGCCAATCACGCGCAACGGAAATTGGGGAGTTTGCGGAGAGGGTGCTTGGGCTACCGCTTATGCCGTGGCAGCTGCATTGCTTGGAGGGTTTGACCGCTTTTGACGACGTTGGTAAGTGGTTACACCGTGTTGGTTTAATAAGTGTGGCCCGGCAAAACGGCAAGAGCCTTTTGTCAAGCGCGGTTATCGGGCATTGGCTTACTAAAGAGGCAGAGCACCGAGGCCAGCCGCAAACGGTAATTAGCGTTAGCCACAAGTTGGATTTAACAGCCGCGCAATTCAGTTACTTGGCGCCAATCCTCGAAACCAAATTTGGGGCCGAGGTAAGTTGGTCATACGGCCGCCAAAAGTTAACAATGCCAAATGGCAGCGTGTGGCATATTCGAGCAGCTACCCCGGCAGCCGGTCACGGTTACAGCGCCGACCTAATTACCGCCGACGAGGTATGGCAAATATCCGAGGCCGCCATAGACGACGGTTTACTACCGTCCCAACGTGCACGTAAAAACCCGTTGTGTCTACTTGTGAGCACGGCGGGTACGCAAGAAAGCACCGCGCTATTGCGTTGGCGTGACCAAGGGCTACGAGCGATAGATAGCGGCAAACAAACCACGTTGTACTTTGCCGAATTTAGCCCAAGCCCACAACTAGACCCAATGACGCCCGAGGCATGGGAGTACGCCAACCCCGCACTAGCTGGCGGCCTCATTGACCTAGACGTAATTGAGGGCGAAGCATTAGGCCCTAACCGCTCGGCGTTTCTTAGAGCGTCTGTAAACCTTTGGCAAGCGGTAACAACAGGCTGGCTAGAAATTGGCGTATTTGACGCTTGTAAAACCGATACCCCGCCACCCCCCGGCGGAGTGTTGGCCATTGAAAGCTCAACGGACGAGGCCCGCTATACCGCCGTACGCGCCGTACAGGTTGGCAACAAAACACACGTAACCGTGGCGTTTACCGCTAACAGCGTTGCTGAAATGTGGCGGCTCGTTGACACAGAAATAGAAAACAACCCCGGGCTAAGGCTTGCAATAATCCCCGCGCTAGAGGTAAGTTGCCCGCCAGCGCTCGAGCGTCGCCGCACCATAGTTGGCTACCGTGAGCTACTGAAATGGACGGCCGCGGTGCGCTCAATGATTGTAGAAAACCGTTTACAACACAACGGCGAGCTACTACTTACACAACACGTTGAGCGGGCCGTACTTATCAAACACAACGGAAGCGTTGCTATATCCTCGACACGTAGCCCGGGCCCTATTGAGGCAGCGCGGTGCATGGTGTGGGCCGCGGCCATGGCAAGCCGCCCGCAACTTGTCGGTAAACCAATGATTATGGGCGCTAACCGCTAAAGTTTGTTCGGCGCTCGCTGGCCTTGCTTTCCGTCGGGGATTGCTCGCCGCCAGCGAGTGCCACCATTAGCCGCCTAAATATGGCACACTAAACGCATGGCTATTTTTACGCGCAAACCTGAACCAGCAACCGTTGTTAAAGCCGCTGCCGGTAGCAATGCGGGCGCGTCACAAATTGGCAATTTTTTTGCGTACACCGACGGAGTTAACCGTAGCCGTTTTATGCAAGTCCCTACGATTTCGCGTAGTAGAGATTTAATGGCAAGCCTTGTTGGTTGTCTGCCGCTTGTCATGTTTAAAGAGATGTGGAACGGCGACGAAATGGAAAAGGTACCCGAGGCGCCGCGCTCATGGCTACGACGCATTGACAAAGGCGTAACAAATAACTTTATTTTAAGTTGGACATTTGACGATTTGTTTTTTTATGGCCGCGCATTTTGGTATATAACCGAGCGCACCGCCGACGGATACCCGGCAGCGTTTACACGTTTACCCGCTGCAATGGTCACAACACAAGACCAAGCGCAAGGTACTGGCGTATGGTTTGGCCCGTCTAAACAAATTTTGTTTCAAGGCCTACCAATTCGTTACGAGGATTGCGTACAGTTTTTAAGCCCAATTCAAGGTTTAATTTATACCGGCGCAACGTCAGTAGACACCGCGCTAAAGCTTGAGCAGGCCCGCAACCGAAACTCGAGCAGCTTGCAGCCAGCCGTAACGCTTAGGCAAACAGGCGGCGAGCCCATGAGCCCGCAAGAGCTGGCCGACCTTGCGAGCGCCTACGATTCCGCGCGTTACGCTTCAGCCACGTGCGCTATAAACGAATTTGTAGAGGTAATACCGAACAACGCAACACCCGACAAAATGCTACTTATTGACGCTGCCGAATACCAAGCAAAAGAAATTGCGCGCATTGCAAACGTGCCCGCCTATCTCGTTTCGGTAAGCATTGGCAACTACTCGTATGTCAGTAGCTCGGAAGCGTCCCGCGACCTTTACACGTTCGGCGTAAAACCGTACATAGATTGCATACAAGAAACACTAAGCGCGGATAACGTGCTACCACGTGGCACGGGTGTTATGTTTGACATTGAAAGCTATTTAGAAAACCAATACCAAGACAGCGCCGAAAACATGCCAGACATGGCAAACGAGGTAAACAATGCTTAGGTTAATCCCACAAGAATTAAATTTAGACGCCGCAAAAGGTGACGCGCTGCCACGTAGAACCCTTGCTGGCGTCGCCCTACAATACGGCGTAGAGGCCGTCGTATCGGACGGGCAAAAAGTACGTTTCGAGCCGGGCGCACTACCGCTTGAGGGCAAGAAACCCAAAATGTACCTAAACCATGACAGCAC